GTACGGCATGGCGCGCGAGATGCAGACTTTCGCGTGCGCCATCAGCGACGACATCAAGCTGAACGCCTGTGAGAGCGACTGGCTGCTCGACATGAGGCCGTGCGCGTTCGACAGGCTGACGCCGAGGACCGAGCTGACAGAGTTGATGCAATACGCAGAGGTTTTGATTTAACGGAAGACGTACAGATAACAGATAATCCGGCGCGCCGAGGGCGTCGCGCCCTACGTTTCCTATCTGTTAACTGTTAACTGTTAATTGTTAATTGCGAAAACCACCCCGCCGCTTCGCGGCACCCCTCCAAGGAGGGGAATGAGGGTACGAGAAAGGAGATTATGATATGGAGCGATTGACTAAAACAGACGGGTTGGGCAACGGCGATCTTATCGCTTGCTTTGGCTGCCACCCCGGGAACGGCAACGAAAAATGCGGCATGTGCGAGCGACCGGCCGAGGCTTATAACAAGCTCGCCGAATACGAGGATTTGCAGGAGCAGGGGCAAATATTTGACCCTGTTGAAATGGCTAAAATCGCCATGATGCAGATTGAGTTGAAGAAATATAAAGATGCAGAATCCGACGGGCGGTTGGTTGTGCTGCCATGCAGACCTGACAGCGGCGCGGCGAGGATGGGATATGAGATGGAAATGACTAATATAAGACAGCAACTATACGACACAGCAGAATCTGCGGGGCTGCCGATACTTTCGGGCGACAAATGCTGTCGGCTGCTGGCGTGGCTATACGTATTTGGAGGGAGTTGCGAAGCGGTCACAATGGACGAACGATTAAGCAATGATATCCTATATGCTCAAAAGCGCCTGAACGTCGTTAGCGGCGAGCTTCCTGACGCGGAACTGCTGCCAATACTTCAGCGATATGTTCGTCAAACGGGCGGCTATGACAAACCACACGAAAATGCGCCCGAATGGGTAAGCAAGCTAGAAGCAGAGTACGGCATATGCGGAAAGCGGTGAAGAACATATGGTTTATGGCTATCTGCGCGTGTCTACTGGCGTCCAAGACGTAGAGAACCAAAAAAGCGGAGTCATAAAAGAAGCCGAACGGCGCGGACTTAGCATTGATAAATACATCACTGACGAGAACATATCCGGCGGCGTAGAGCCAGAAAAGCGCGAGCTTGGAAAACTGCTAAAAAAACTCAAAGCCGGAGATGTGCTAATCGCGGGAGAAATATCGCGGCTAGGTAGGACACTTTTTATGGTAATGAGAATACTTGAGCATTGTATGAACAATGGGATAGTGGTCTACACGCATAAAGACGCCTACGAACTCGGGGATAACATCCAGTCAAAAGTATTAGCTTTTGCGTTTGGGTTGGCGGCAGAAATAGAGCGTAAAATGATAAGTGAACGTACCAAAGAGGCGCTGGCGCGAAAACGCGCAGAAGGGGTTATCCTTGGAAGACCAAAAGGAAGACAGTCGGCAAAGGTCAAGCTAACGGGAAAAGAAAACGCAATCAAAGAAATGCTGTCTGCAAATGTTCCAAAAGCTCAAATAGCTCGAATTTTTAATGTTGACAGAATGACCGTAGCATCATTTATAAAAAATAGATTATGCTGACAGGAGGTATAATATGAAGCCGATTATATTCAGTACGCCTATGGTACGGGCGATTTTACAGGGCAACAAAACACAAACGAGGCGAGTTATAAGGGGCGGTTATATGCACCAATACACGCCATATCAATACACCGCCGAAAACAGCAAACATTATGCGATACCGTATCACAGGGGCGATGTTCTGTGGGTGAGGGAAACGTGGCGAAAAACAGGCGTAATATCCAAACCATACGCTTATAAAGCAGATGAGGAAACATTGAACTTGATAGGCGAAAACGGCGAATTGTTGTCTGCGCAATATCGTTGGAAACCCTCAATTCACATGACAAAAGAAGCGGTCCGTATATTCTTGAAAGTTACCGATGTAAGGGTTGAGCGGTTGCAAGACATAACCAAAGATGATTGCATAGCAGAGGGCGTTGTTACTCAAAAAGAACTGAACAATTTAGATACAATCGGAAATGCTCCGAGAGAAGAATATGCCCGTTATCTTTTTCGTGAACTCTGGGACACCATCAACGCTAAACGTAACAACGGAGTGTATTCATGGGAGCGGAACCCATTCGTATGGGTAATCACTTTTGAAAGGAGCTAACCATGAACCCGACCAATGCCACCGTCTGCACATTTCGTCAATAAGATAACCAAAGCCGCCCCATAAAGAGACGGCCCCGATATGCGATATAGCGTACTTAGCAACTACACTATATCACATATCAAGGGGGCGTGTCAACAGTGACGGTAAAAGAGTATCTAAGCCAAGTCCATGACGCGGACAAGATCATCCGCGCCAAACACAGACAGATAAATATGCTTAAAGACCGGGCCGAAAGAGCGGTCAGCTCCATGGCGGCGTTAAAGGTATGCAGCCCGGGCAGTCATAGCCTGTTAGAGGACGCCGTTAGCAAGTATGTAGATTTACAGGCAGAGGTTGCGGGAGATATAAAAAGGTTCTATGATTTATACCGTGAGATCGGCGCTGTAATCGCTAAGGTTGAGGACGCCGACCACCGGGCGCTGCTGACATACCGCTATCTGTCGTTTCATTCGTGGGAGCAGATAGCGGCAGAGATGAATTACAGCTTACGGCAAATATACTACCTCCATGGGGACGCCCTGAAAAAGATTGCAGTCAATTGCAGTTAGTTATGTGTTATTATTATATCATGAATATTAGCCGCTCTGACAGCCGGGGCGGTTTTTGCCGTAAAGATGGTGGTGGTGATGGCAAAGGGCAAGTATGAGCATTGGCTTACAGAGGACGGCCTGATTCTTCTGCGGGGCTGGGCGCGCGACGGGCTGACGATGGCGCAGATAGCGCATAATATGGGTATTTCGCGGACGACGCTTGCGGAATGGGCCAAGAAATATCCTGACATATCGAACGCCATAAAAAAAGGGCGCGAGGTCGTAATCTACGAGCTGGAAAACGCGCTGATAAAGAAAGCGCTTTGCGGTGATGTGGCGGCGCTTATTTTTACGCTCAAGAACATGAAGCCCAAGAAATGGCGCGACAAGCCCGATGTAACCGCCGAGGAGACGATCGCCAAGCTGGACGAGGTGCTTAGCAGGATAGGCGGTAACATATGATATGGACTTTGAAACAGCGCGAGTATCTCGAGAACGCGACAAGGCGCTGGAATATCAAGGTTGGCGCTACGAGGTCGGGCAAGACATATCTTGACTACTTTGTTATCCCTAAACGGATCAGGCGCGTCGCGGGCAAGGACGGGCTTATACTGATACTGGGCAACACCAAGGGCACGTTACAGCGCAACGTCATAGAACCTATGCAGAGCATATACGGTCAGGAACTGGTGAGCGACATCCGCTCGGACAACACGTCAGTGATGTTCGGCGAGCGCGTCCATTGCTTGGGCGCCGACAATGCCAAGCATGTGGACCGGCTGCGCGGCTCCGGCGCGAAGTATATCTACGGCGACGAGGTCGTCACATGGAACCGCGACGTATTCGAGATGGTCAAGAGCCGGTTAGACAAGCCCTATTCACGCTTTGACGGCACCTGCAACCCTGCCGGCCCTAATCACTGGCTGAAAGAGTTCATCGAGAGCGATGTTGATATATTCCACCAGCGGTACAGCATCTACGATAACAATTTTCTCGACCCTGACACGGTGTCCAATATGGAGCGCGAGCATACCGGCGTATTTTACGACCGGTATATCTTGGGCGATTGGGCGCTGGCCGAGGGGCTTATATACCCGATGTTCAACCATGCCGCCCATGTGCCGCTCGAGCTGCCGGACAGCTTTGATAAATATTATGTCAGCATGGACTACGGGATGGCCAACCCGACCGCGATGCTGCTGTGGGGCCGCAAGGGCGGCAAATATTACTGTATCCGCGAGTATTACCACAGCGGCCGCGACACAAACACGGGAAAAACCGACAACGATTACTATACCGCGCTCGAGCGGCTTCTGGGCGATATAAGGCCGGAATATATAATTGTTGACCCTTCGGCGCTGTCGTTTATCAACCTTATCCGGCAGAAGCAGCGCTATACCGTGCGCAGGGGCAATAACGATGTGGTCAACGGTATCCGCGCCTGCTGCACGGCGTTACAGAACGGCATGCTCCTTTTCAGCCCCCAATGCGCGGACACGATCCGCGAGATGAGGGCTTATTCATGGGACACTAAAGCGCCGGAGGACCGGCCAATCAAAGAAAACGACCACTGTATGGACGCCATGCGGTATTTTGTGCATACGCTGGGAATCGTCAGAGGAAAAACGGGTTTTGTTGGGGTGAACTAATGATAACATATCAGGATTTGACTAATGCCGCCGCGCTTGAGAGATTCATAGAGAACGCTATCGACACGTACCGCTCGAGCCCGGAGTATTCCGCGATGGTTGATGCCGGCAAATATTACGACGGCGAGAATCCGGCGATCATGCAAATGGTATCTAATCTGCGGCTGGAGAACAATGTCGATGTTGACCTGTTCGCCCGTATCAGGGTCCCTACCGGCTTATTCGGGCGCATTATCACGCAGCTTGTTAACCGCCTCTGGTTTAACGCGGTGCAGCTGGACAACATAAGCAAGAAAGAGCGGCTCGGCAAAAATTTCGACAAGATCGCCAAGGACATAGCGACAAATGCCGCGGTACACGGTGTCTGTTACGGGTTCTGGAACCTCGACGCGATACAGATGATCCCGGCGCTGAACTATCTGCCGCTGCCCGACGAGGAGACCGGCGCGCACAAGGCCGGTATCAGCTTCTGGCAGCTGGACAAAGAGAAGCCGTGGCAGATCCGGCTATTCGAGATGGACGGTTATACGAAGTTCAGCCGCCCGGAGAATGGCGCGGTCATAAAGACCGAAGAGAAACGGGCCTATAAGCTGAACGTGAACAGGGATGCTTTAGGCGAGAAAATAGTATCCGGCGAGAACTACCCGGGGTTCCCCGTGCTTCCCATGTACGCCAACACAAAGCATCGGAGCGAGCTGTCGGCGCCGGTTAAGGCCAAGATCGACTTATATGACGCGATCCTTACCTCGTTCGGCGACGACGTCATGAGGACCCGTTTACTGTATTGGATATTCCAAGGATACAGCGGCGATGTGGAAATGCTGGCGAAGCTGAGAGAGACGGTTGAATCGCTGGGAATAATAGCGCCGCTTGACGATACCACCGTTTCGACGGTAATGACCGATATCCCCACCGACGGTGTGTCGGCGCTGCTTGACCGGCTGGAATCGGAGATATACCGCGATGCCGGAGTGATGAACGCCAAGGAGATAACCGGCGGCAGCCTGACAAACGTGGCAATCCAAACCGCCCAGATCGGCGAAGCGATGAAGGTATCGGACATGGAATGGAACGGCGCCGACTGGATCGACAGGCTGATCGGGCTTATCGGGTTTGAAAACAAAAAGATCGTGTTCAAGCACGAAACCATCACAAACGACATGGAGATAACCCAGCGCCTTGCGCAATACACCGAAGTACCGATAAAGTACAAGCTCACGCTCGACCCGCTGTTCCCGCCTGAAATGGTGGATGATATAGTGCAGTCGATAGACGCCGAAGCGCTTGCGCTGAATGAGTCCGAGCTGGACGAAGCGGCAAGAGCCGGTGACGAATGATGGACAGGGAGACAAACGGGCAGCTGCGGGAGCTTGACAGGCGTTTAGCGCAAATATACGGCGCCGCTTATACAGACGCGGTATCGCGCCGTGCCGAGGCTATCGAGCGGCTGACCATGTTTGACCGCGCATACCCGCCGGATACGCTGACGGGGCTTTCTCAGGCCCAAATAGACCTATACCGCAACACATTTCTCAGGAACATCGAACGCGAAACGCAGCTGATTGACGGTATGGCGCGGGACATATCACTGGCGGGCGCAACAGCGGCCCGCCTGATACAGGACACGTCGTTTGACGTGTACCGCACGGGATATAGATGGTCATTGGGCGATGTGGGCCGTCAGGCGCGTATGTCTATCAGCTGGCAGGTGTATGACCGCAACCAGCTCTGGGCGATCTACCGCAACGCGCCGCGCTCGCCGTTCTCGCAGGTGGCGCTGAATAAGCTGGGGCTATCTCCTGATACCGCCCGCCGGATAATCGAACAGCGGTTACAGAACGAGCTGTCACAGGCGGTCAGATACGGCGAGAGCATAGCCAAAATAAACCGCCGTATCCGGCATGTGACCGGCATGAGCCACAGGGACGCGCAGAGGGTCGCGCGCACCGAGATGTTACGTGTGGCGAATCAGGGCCGGATGCTGGGGTTTGAACAGGCGCGCGACGATTTCGGGATAGATATGCTGAAAATGTGGGTACACAGCCGCAAGAAGGACGCGCGCCCCCACCATGTAGAGATGGACGGTGTGACTGCCGAGCTTCACGAGTCGTTTACGGTCGGCGGCGAGGCGATGAAATACCCGCTCGACCCCGACGCGAGCGCGGCGAATGTTATCAACTGCGGCTGCGGGATAGTGTCGGTGCTTAAAGGTTTTAGCTTCAGCAAAGAGAATATGCACGGACAGCCGGAGGTTGACAAAGCTCATAATATAGACTATAATAAAAGTATAAACAGTGGCAAATTATCACCGTTGGTGTCTTTTGACGATTACCTGAGCGCTATAAGAGCCTTTGATGAAAAGCTGATAGGATTGACCACCTCCGACGGGAATAAAATAAAGGGATATTCAAAGCATTTTATCGAAAGATATTTCGGCAGTGTATCGGAGAGGCGCAGCGGAGTTGATTTACATATGATCACGGAGGCGTTGACAACGGACAAGAATCCGAAAATTTCACAAAAAGGTCATAGCGCAAGATATATAACAAGCGGCGCGGAGGTTAGCCTGAATCCAAAAACAGGCAATCTAATACAAACAAATCCGCATGACAGGAGAAAAATATAATGCTTAATGCTAACAACGAACAAAAAGAGCTGTTATTGAAGTATTTGCCAAATTATAAAACATTTGATGATTTGGGCGATTTACTTCTGGCGCTGTCTGATGTCATGCTTGAAAGCCTGGACGAAAACGACGAAGGCACCGACGAGACAACTGTTATCGCACGACTGTATGATGAGATATTTGTGCAGAATTGACAGGAGGCGAAAACGGGATTGACAGCGGCGGCGGAAGTGGTATAATAAATTTAGAGGGGAATTTTACGATGAATGATGAATTATTGAAACAGTGCATTGATGATCTTATCGAACAAGCGGAATCTGTCAAGGAGGAACCCGAAGGGGAACTCAGGGATGGTAAACGTTTGGCGTATCTTGAAGTATTGTCAACCCTGAAAACTAATCTTACGCCGTTAGATCCTGAAAAGTTCGGGCTTGATTTTGATGTTGATAAAAGGTTTGCGTAATGCTAACAGCGAACAAAAAGAGCTGTTAAGGCGGGTATGTTATGAACCAACTTCAATTAAAGGAATATAGGCCCGATTACTTTATATATTTGTATCAGCCTGAGGGCCGCGGTGATTGGGGCGAAGTCATTTATAACTTTACTGATGGCATAACACAAATCGTCAAGCGAGCAAGCGAAAATAGTTCGTGGCATGATAATCATGCGCTTCTCAAAGTAGAGGAGTTTGCAAAAAAGAAAAATCTCCCTCTTGAATTTACTCAAGCCTGGTATTGATCTCCCCCGAAATCGTCGTAACAACGGTTTTTCATTTATCATTGCTAAAGCAATCATAAAAGAAAGGGGTTTGTATTTGTAATGGATAGCCTTTTAGTGAAAGATTTAATAAACGAAATTGTTGAAAGAGCCGAAGAAACAAAAAAAGAACCTGATAACGAGGTTAACTTTGGAAGAAAGCTAGCGTTTGTTGAGGTTATGGCAATGTTTAAGAGGTATTTAGTGTCAGAGAACCCCGAAGCTCCTGAACAATACGGCCTTAATTTTGATGTTGATAAACGCTTTCTATAATAGCACTTTGAAGCGGAGATTGTGCTGCTACGCGTCCAATCGTATTTTAACCCAAATAAAAAGGTGAGAGCGTGAGAATTGCCAACGAAAGACGCAAGATTCTTGATGGTACATATCCGTCAAGAATAATAGAGGGGCGACAGCGTAAACATATAGAAGGAACGCGGGAGTTTGAGCA